ACGAGTTTGAGTTGAAATTCTGGACCTAAATATCCAGAGAAAGTGTTTTCATCTGCCATCTGTTACTAATTTTATGTGTTTATTACCAATCTCCTTGAAGAGAATTTACGGAATCTTTTGATTTTGGACGTGACCATTCACCATTTTCATGTTGTGCGTATAAACGTTGCTCAAATAGTGTGTATTCTGTAATCCAATAATCAGCAATATCCCATATCCATACTGGTTTATCAAATCCAAATTCTTCACTTACTTGTCTTCTATTTTTTGGTATTTCGTTTTCATCTGTTACATGATATCGAAAACATCCACCTTTTCCAAGAGGATGATGTGCTCCATCACCACCCCCACAACTACATGTGAGTTCCATATTAGTTTCTGCTTTGGTGAAACTGTCTTCTGAAATGAGATCGCATTTGCTTAACATAAGAATAATTGTTTATGTTTTTAAGCATTTTTTTACGCAATTCACGGTTTAAATCACGTATCTGATGAATGTAGATACCATATGTGTTGATAAGATCATAGTCATTCCACATATGATTAACATCATGTATTTTGAGATTGTTCTCAATATCTTCCACAATTTCATTGACGATCTCAACAATATCTACAGAAAATCTCGATGCTGGATTAAAATCATCAACATAAAAATTTCTTTCAACAATCGGATTGTCATTAATATACAAACCAAATTTACATTCAACACCACTGATTGTTTTGCCATTAATTACCTGACTTGCAATTGGTGGACGTGAAAGTTTGTTTGTATAACCTTCAACTTTACCATCAAGAGTATTTTTGTATTGAGAAACCAAATCATATATTGGCTCAATACCAGTACCCTTTGTTTCTTTTGAATCTCCCCTTGCATATAAGGTAGAGATATTTCTTTTTGACAAAGTTTTTTGAAGTTTAAATATGATAGAGGGTATCATATCTCTTATATCAACAGAATAACGAATTACTGGATTGTAAACGTCTGCTGAAAACATTCTTTCTACAACCATAGATTCCCCTTGATATACACCCAACTTAAAGGTGTTTTCATGTGATTTGCTCATATTTTTATGTTTAAAAGTTAATAAATCTGTTTGCTCTACAAATATAACATTTATTTTATTAATATGCTATTCATTTTGTAAATTTTCTGTTTTTTCATAGTACTCGTTAAGAATTCTTTTCTCATTTGCGATTACAGGAAAAAATGGTTGAACATAATGTGGAAAAGAACCACCATATGCCAATAAGAATTCATCTTCTTTCATTAATTTGGTTAGATTTTTACTTCCTCTATCATCATCATCCAAAGGCATACTTAACTGTTCAAGTTCATCTATTGCTTCTTGTGTTAAAAACGGTTTACGTAAGTTTATTAATTTATGATTAATAAAAAGCCGTTCTAAATTATTTAATAAGTTTTCCAGTGATTTTAAAGGTTTCTTTTTGTTTTCAATTCTTTCCTTATTTATTTTATCTGCATACCCACATATTTCTCTTACACTAAGTTCTTTGAATTTTAATTCTGGTATATGCTTTAATAACGTTTTGGTTTTCAATCCACCAACACCAGCAATATTATCGGAAGTATCACCTTCAATTATTTTTATAGGTAACGCATTTCGATAATGATAACCAAATTTAAATAAGAAATTGTCTTTATTAATTGGAGTATCGAGATTATCAAAAAGAATGGTGATATTTAAATCCAATAATTGTGCAAAATCTCTATCATTTGTATAAATAAAAATATCTTCTTTGTTGTGATAATCCTGACAATATTGAGCAATAATATCATCTGCTTCAACATCATTTACTTCAATTTGTCTCAGAAATAATTCTTCGGCATATGCCTGAATTCTCTTTCTTTGCTTTAATATAGATTCTTTTTTCTCCTTCTCTTTCAGGATTTCTCGTTCAGTAAGGACTATTTTTTCATTCCATTTTTTGTCCTTTCTATTTGCTTTGTAAGCTGGATCAATGTTGTGTCTAAATATGCCACCGTTTTCACCGTCCCATACCAGCACAACTTTATTGATCATATGGGTTTTTATGAGTTTTCTAACTGTTGTGAGAAAAGAGTAGAGTCCACCTATATGTCCAAATTTGGGCGTATAGGTGTTCTTTGCTCCATGCCATGATCTTTGAAGGAGAAAAGAAGAATCTACAACTAAAGTTCTAACTTTCATTATTCTGTTACTTCACCAGTATCTATATCAACACTTTTACCACCAAAATTGGCTTTGTAATTTTCATTAAGGTTTTCAACATTGAGTTCTTCATCACCTTCCATGTTTACATCAGTATATCTTGTCATAATATCTTCTGGATTAAGAGTATCATCACCAAGAACTTTTCGGAAATAAAGAATATGTTCCTTTTTGTAATCAGCAATATCATCAGGGAAAATAAATCCATGTGGAGTTGAAACTACCTTACCTTCCATTGAGATACCACCAAGTTCACCATCAATGTGATTCTTAACTACATTAACTTTTGTTTCAATACCATAATTAACGTCTCTTCCTTTTGATGCTGCACCAACTAATTTAGTTCCATGTGCTGCAATACCGCCATGATGGAATATTAAACGTGCACCAAAGAAGAATGCTTCACCACCTTTATGCTTTACTACTCCTGCACCCATGTTATCAATCCAAATTTTTTGAACCGCAATGAGTGTATTTGTAAATTCTTTATTTGCTTTTCTTGAAGCAGGAATTCTACTGTTAATAATTGATTTGAATGAGTGTTCAAATGCACCTGCATTCCACATATTATTATCGCTCGTTCCTTTTTCTTGTGCATTAATTGATTTAACACAATCTAAAGTTCCTAAAGAATCTATAATAAAACAAATATTATATGGTAAATCACCAGCTTCCTGCATATTTAAAAAATGATGAATTAAATCTGCTTGATCTTCAATTGCTGCTTCATTACGTTTCTTATCTTTTTTCTTACCAAATTCTCGTAAAATGTAGTCGTTATTAATTAAAAGATGGTCTTTATTCCAATCAAATCCCATTTTAATCAATCTTTCATGACCAATATTATTTTCCGTATCGATTATAATAGGTAAGTCTCCCTGTTTTTGGGCATTTACTGCTGCTTCAAGCACCGATGTAGATTTTCCAGTATTTGAGAATCCACGTGATAATGATACATAACCCTTTGGGAATCCGGGAAGACCAGTTGCTTTTTGAAGTGCTGGTGAACATTTATACCAAGATAAAGGTTTATCTGCCACATCTTCAATACCAACCTTTTTCTTAAAATCATCTAACGAAAATACTTTCTTTTTTGTAGGTTTTTTATTACCGTTAGGTACTGCCATTGTCGTTCATATTTAAAAATAAGTGTTATAAAAAGGGGGTGAAAACCCCCTTTAGTGTTTTGTAAAAATTACTTAAAATGGTAGATCATCATAATCACCACTTTCAGGATCGAAATCATCGTCTGAACTTTCAGATGTAGTATCAGCAGGTGCTTCTACTTGTGGTTCAGGTTGTGTTTCGACTGCTGGTGCAGGTGCTGTTACAGTTTCTGCTGCTTTATTTTTAATTTCAGCAGTTAAATCAACAGCATTATCCTGATAAGTTCCAACATCTTCTTTTGTAACGTTTTGAATATTTACGTTATCATATGAACTATTTACAACGTCAGATGCCATTTCAATTGGCTTGCTACCTGTGTCAGCATCCAGATTTTGATCTCTGGTGTTGGCTTTTTCTTCGAGATCGGGACGACCCGGAAATACCCACTTCTTATTGTTCTGATCTGAATCATCCCAATATGGTGCTTGTCCAGTAGCAACCATTTCCAAATATTCATGTGCTGAGATATTTGGTGCAGACGCAGGTTTAAATACGTCTCTCCATGTACTTTCGTCTGAAAGCCACTCTTTGACTACAATTGGATCAGCATGTAACGGTGAAGAACCTTTAGGGAAGATAGATGAAACGTCACGATAAGTTCTGTTTCGACCTTGCATTTCCTGATCGACAACAGTTAATATCAAATCTGTTCCTCTTTCTGCATCAGTAAAATCAATACCATTAATTTCCATCCAATTTGTCACGGCAGGACCTAATTTATCCAAGACACCTTGTTGTTTGAAATTGTGTTTGAATCTCCAATATTTAACACCATCTTTTTCAGCACCTTTGTCGATACCTCTAACGATATAGAATTTCTTAGCTTCCAAATCTTTAGATGCTTTCCAAATCTTATCATTTTCTTCTTTGATAGCTTTTTGTTGAGGATTCATTTCTTCCTTCTTCAATCCTTTAGCTGTAGGGTCAGATTTTTGCAATTTCAAAGTTTCCTTTGATTTTTCACATAAAGGACATGGTTTAGTAACCATAACTGGCTTACCTTCCTGATCTGTGATAACGTTACCATTAGCATCTTTCTTAGGTACTTTAGGATCGTTATGTGCTGGACAGTATATCTTTCGATACTTTTTCTTACCACCAGCAGCATTAACAGGAATTACATGAAAGAATGCTGTTTCGATAAAATCTTTTCCTTGTTTTGGAGGAAGAATTCTGAAATACTCTTTGTCATTTCTTGGGACGAAATACTTTGCGAGGATTTCTTCACGTGAGGGTCTTTTGTTTTTCTTAGGGTTTGCTTGATGATTTGCAAACATTTGCTTGTACTTTGCCAAATCCACACCACTTTGGGTGGTTTGACCATTTGTTGTGTTTTCCATTTGTTTTACACTTTTAAATTACAGTTATTTACATTATTTGTCCAAAATTACTTCTGGACGTTTGCTCGAAAGCAAAGTTACATTTATTTACATTAAATTACAAGTTCTTTCGTATAAATACTTAAAAAAATATTTTATGACACTACTTTTCCATTAAATTGTATGGTTGAAGAAGATATTTGTTCATAACCATAAGTTGTTCCAGCAATTGCTCTTTCTTCATATTCTGAATCAGTTGCAGTTGTACCAAATGATTGTGAAGGATCAAGAATATTACTTACTGTAATCCAGAATAAACCATCTGTAGGAGCACCTGTTGCATCAGATAATCCTATTATAACATAACCTTCATTATCACCAGCACTTAAAACAACATCTGTATTACCTGATTGAAGACCATATGTTGGTATTGTTAAACCACTCACATTCAAAGTTGATAATAAATCAAAACCAACTGAATATGGAATTGATGTTCCACCTGATACTGAATCCCAATTCAATCTAATTTGGGTATT